AAAACTCAGCACGTTCGCTGAGACTATCAGCCCCAAGCTTTGCACCTGTCTCTTCCTCCCACGTCTCGCCCAACACAGTATTGACAAAAGTCTTCAGCAACGGCGCATCGTTTTTCGCACGTAAAAATTCAGCAACAATCTCCTCCCAACTCTTCCAGCCCAAAGGCGAATACAGAGAAGAAAGATGAAATCCAACCGTCCGTTTGTCTTGACTCGTTGCTGTCGAACGCCATTGTCCTTTGCGAAGCATTTCACTTTTAAAATGCTCTGGTATGTGCGCCCCGCAAGCCTCGCAGACATACGCAGTAGTCTTTGGATCACCGTCACGCCACTGCAGATTCTTCCACTGCAGCCATTGCATATGACCGCAATGAGGACATGGCACAAAATAACGTCGTTGATCAGACGCCAAATACTCCGTCTCAATTCGGCTTGTATCTTTTACCGTCGGCGTTGAAGTAAGAATAATCTTGCGTCTTGAAAATGTTGACGCACGGCGTTCAGCCAGCGCACAAGGGTCGCCTTCACCGTCCACATCGCTCGGGAAAGCATCAACCTCGTCAAGTAGCACCCAGCGACAAGGAGCAGAACGTAGCCCCGTAGCAGAGTTGGCACCCGTAAGCAGCAGGATGCCACCAGGGTATTCCTTGCTGAACATCGTGTTGCCCGAATCCCTGCTTCGAGCAGGAGCGACCTTGTCAGCAAGGCACGGGGTTTCATGAATCAGTGAATCCAGGCGCTGCTTACTGAGCCTTTTAGCCATCTCAATTGTCGGCTGCACGAAAAGTGCTGGTCCCGGCGCATGGGCAATCATGTATCCCACAACATTGTTGATGCCCTCCGTCTTGCCAAGCTGGGCGCCAGCCATGAACACCACCTTCTGCACCGACGAGTTCGCCGACATGCAGTCCATGATCTCCTTGAGGTAAGGAGTCCTTTCAGTACGCCACGGACCCGGCTCCGCACTCGCCTTGTTTGACAACATGCGGTATCGATCAGCCCATTGGGAAACCGTCAAATTTGGGTCTGGCTTCAGCCCCTCGCGAAACGCACTGCGGTAAGCCAAAGCTCCGTCAATCATTTGACAACCTCCTCACCCGCATTTGTCAACGCCTCTAACGCTTTGCGGATCTCCTCGCTCAACGTTTGGTGGATGACAACTGGGTCACTCTCAGCAGCCAGTTGGTTGCTAACACGATCAGGAATATTGCCCAAAGAATCACGTACAGCACGAGCAGTAGTGAAAGCCTCGCGCTGAACACGAGCAACTTCCACCAGTTGCTGCTCCTTAGTCTCCAGGTCAAGACGAGCAAGCTCAGCTCTGAAATGCTCAGACTTTGCCCTGCTCTCATTGAATGTCGGAATCTCAAGTTCTTCTGACTTCTTGCGCGTGGGGCTGGTTGAGACAAGCGGGTTGCCCTCCTTGTAGATCTTGACCGCTAGCTCCTTGTCCCACGTGATGCGATTGCGCAGCACAGTGAAAGAGCCGTCGAAACGACCTTGGGCTTTGAGCTGGCTGATCCGAGCAACGGTGATGCCCAGCGTCTCTGACAGCTCTTTGGTATCGCATGTTGGCATGCTGCCAATTTAAGCGCGTTTTGCAGGGTTTTAAGGCAAATAGTGCCGCATAGCGTTTTTTGCGCATATAATTGTCAGCTTTTTTGTTTTTTGCGTCTTATGCGTCGTAACTGCGTCTATGTTGCGATTCATGAATTTCTGACGCTAGCGGAATAAAGGGGTTCGAAATTACCCGCTGACGACGACGCGGAAAGGACCCACATGTGCCCCGGAGGTGTGCCCGTGCCGCGCATGTGTAGCCTATAACAATCAGCCAAATGTATAATTGCAAACGCTAACAATTGCCAACAACTTACGATTGCAGCAACAAACAATTGCCAACAACTTACAATTGCAAGCTAATTAGAATAAACAATTAGACCCCCTCGGGCTCCTAGTGTGCCCCTGCGGCACGTGCCCCCAGATATAGCGCAGGCTCAGCCCCATCAGGATGCCCTGCAGCATGCCCCTAGGTTTAGGTGCGTGGTGCCATACGTGGTCAGCCTGCAGCAGCTCTCAGGCGATTGTGAGCGGGCTCAGCGCATGCGCACACGAAAGCCCCGCGCCACAACAGCAAGGGGCAAACAAAAGCCCCCAGCGTTAACCGGGGGCGGGTGAGGCTATGGGCGAGAGCTCAGCGCGGCTGAATTTGCCAGTCGCCTTTGTCGATCATGCGATGGCAGGCTATGCACTGCAGGGCAGACCAGGCAAAGTGGCGAACGGTTGCCACATATTGGCAGTGGGGGCAGACAATCGGGCGCCCCGTGCCATCACGTGGGGCTCGCGTCCAGCGGGTGACAGGCTGAAGGGTCACGGCTGAGCACCTGCGATTGCCGCCTCAGCTTTCGCCCTGCCTGTGCCATGAGCGCGAAAGGCAATAACAACGCGGGCGCCGCGAGAGTGACAGAGCGCGCAGTCTGAGCAGGTGCGGGCGTCTGAGCGTTGGGCGGGGCACACGATGACGGCATTCCCTGCAGGGGTGCGCCAAGCGTTCCGCGTCTCAGTAGATGGCACAGCCAGCACAGCCGGGAGACCTGCAGCGATTGCAGAATCGGCGGCGCTTTCGCTTTCGGTTGAGATGTTGACGCGAAAGCCGTGGCGGTTTGCATGCCGTAGCAATGCAGCATTCTCACCATGGGCGGCGCTGATGCCGTGATGCGTGTACGTGAACCCGCGTTTGCCCTTTGCTGCCTCAGTCATGGCACGAAGGAAGCGGCGGGAGATACGCCCAGCAGTGTGGGGGAGATCGCCCGAGACGTTATGGCGGAACAGTTGCCCCGATGGCAGGGCTCGGATCTGCTCAAGGAAACGGGCGAGGGGTTCGCCACGGTCGCCACGGGTGACGGCATCCCAATGGAGGCGAGTGTAATAGCCCGCCTCCGCATAGCAGCCCGAGCCCTTGAAAGGGCAAGAGTCCGGGCACGTGGCGCGACTTGAGACGGTCACGGGGATGGGTCCGGTCTTGGCGTTAGAGCTCGTGCGAGTGAGCGCAAACCGTAGGTCTTTCAGCATTTGAGGGGGTGCGATTGGAAAGGGTGAGGGGCTCAAATCGTGTAGGGGTCGAAATCTCCCCCCGTCTGCTTTGTGCTGCTGATGTACCACCCGCGCCACGTGGCGACTTCGTCTCGGTCGTATTGGCGCAGCTTTGCCCTACCTGCCGCGTAGCAGTGGGGCAGAGTGACGTGCTCGAACCAGACAGATTTGTCAGTTCTGCGAATGCAACGAACGGGGAAATCACCATGGGCGCAAGCGAGGGTGCCGAAATACACGGCGCCAACTTCAAAAGGTTTCATAGGTAAGGGGTGCGATTGGAAGGGGTCAGAAATTAGGCGACAGAAACCAGGGGTCTAGGTCTTCAGGGTCGGGCTGCCAATCATCGGGGAGCCCGTTGGCTTCTAAATACCTGAGGCGCTCCTGTTCCTGTTCTTCAGCCAGCGGGGGCATGAGAGGCAGCATCAGCGGCACCTCTCGAGATTTGAAAGCCGGGCGCCACCCTGACGGATGCCGTCGGGTCCGCTGAAATCCCAGAGAATCTCCGCGTATTCGGAATCCCTGCCCCATAGATTCACGATCATTCCGCGAGCTTGGGGGGTAAATCCCGAATAAGCGCCGATGTTGCGGCAGAACTGCGACGAATAACGCACGCGGTCGCCAACTTTTAGGGGTGTTGCCATGGGTCAGGCGGGCTCGGTGATCACGTATGACAGCGGGGCGGGCTCGCTGATCACATAGCGCAACGGCTGATCAGCGCAACGGAAGCGGGGGAGCTCGGGGCTGACAGCCTGCAGCCGGTACGACCAAACGTCGCCATTGATGGCGTTTGCATGCTTGAGCAGGAGCAGGGCAGCAGCCCAGGGGCGGGGGCGCGAGCACGGCACATAGCCAGCGTGGGCGCCTTTGTAGCGGGTGAGAATAAACATTTGTTAAGGGGTGCGATTGGAAGGGGTGCCCCCAGTTAAGGGGGCGAGGGGGTGAGGCTTAGGCGAGAGCTAAGCGCACGCGGTAACGGCTGATCTGCAAACGGTCGGCAATCGCCGCTTGTGAGAGCCCAGCGGAGCGCAGCAGCCGAACGCGGCGGGGCTGGCTCATGGTGGCGCAATCGATCACGGCAACCACAAACAGCAGGGGCAGCAGTAGCCAGAACAGGAGTGAGAGGGTCACGGTTAGGGGGCGGCGCGGGGGTGCGATTGGAAAATCCCGCGCCTGTGCAGATCATAGCGACTCCTACGGGCAGGCGCGCCCGTATTTGCCGAAATTTCCCCTGTTTTGTGTGCGGTTCCGCGATTGGCACAACGTGCGGCGCCGTGATCCAGTTTCAGCCACTGGGGCACTGACAGGCACGCGGGGGGCTCGTCAGGGTCGGGGGGCACCTAGGCAACGGGGCACCCCTGAGCGCCCCCATACATAAGGAGACGCGCTCTCGGCTGAGGGTGTGGCGCGATCCGTGCGCCCGCTCTAATTGTTAATTCTAATTAACTTGCACAAATATTTGCAGGGTAATTGTTTATATCTTGCAGATAAATTGCATTTGCATTTGTGTTAGTTTGCAATCGTATTTGTGATTGATTGCTATCTGCTGCATGTAGGATTGCAAAGGTATTACAATTGCTGTGCGATTGCGATTGCGTTTGTGTTAGAAATACAAACTGCATTTGTAATAAGAATAGCCCAACGGGCAGAACACACCATACCCCTATAAACCACCCCCCCGCAAGTCCCCCAG